AACCCACTCGGTCGTGGCATTGTCGAATTGATTGGTGGATTGCAGAACCTCATCGACTCTGACATGCAGATGTATCAATTTAACCGTGCGTTGATGCTGGCACCTCCAGTGATTAAACGTGGCAACTTCTCAAAGAAGAAGATTGTCTATGCACCGAACGCCATTATTGACGTTGGTACTGACCCTGATGCTGACGTGAAGCCACTGAACGTCGATACGTCTGCGGTGGTTAACTACCCTGACCTCTATGGCTTGCAGAAGTCACAGCTATTGAACCTTGTCTCTAGCCCTGACACCTCGATTAGTGCCGAAGTTGGTAATCCTGGCTTTGGTAAGACCCCAACGGCTATCAATGCCCAGCAAGCGACTATCTCAGTTGATGACAACTTCATTCGCAAGATGTTTGAAGCATGGTTCGAGAACTGGTCTGAAACGGCAATCAACCTGTACTTTGCGGAACGTTCTGGTATCGAAGAACTCCAACTCGATGATGATACCGCCAATGAACTGCGCGAACTGGTCAAAGAGGGCAAGCTACCTCCTGACTTTATCTCTGACGACGACAAAATCATGATTGATTACGATACTGCGACACCTGCTCTAAAGTTCCGTGTTGATGCCTCTACTTCAAAGATGAAAGATGACAACGCCCAACTGAACGCTTTGCAGGGACTTGTCCAAACGCTCGATACGAGCCCTACTCTCGCCCAAGCCGTCCCAATTGAGAAGCAACTTGCAGCCTGGAACGCCATCGTCAAGAACTCAAGCGTTGAAGACCCTGAAGACCTAACCGTTGATATAGACGAGTTTAAAGCCCAGCAAGACCAAGCAGCAATGATGCAGCAACAACAAGCCCAAATGCAGGCTCAAACGCAACAGGCACAAGCTCAGGCGCAATCAGACACTGCTAACGCTCAGATGGCTCAAATGCCACCACAGCAACCCGAACAGCCTCAAGCACCACAAGGCAACCCAGAGGATGCGCAAATCGCCAGCATGTTGCAGAGTATGGGCGTTCCCGAGGAATACATTGTGCAAGCTATCCAAATGGCTGACCAAGGCTATTCTGCCGACGACATTCTGAGTGCCATCAACGGAGTAATGCAAAATGGCTGACATTGAAGAAGATAACATCTACCCTCGCAGTGCTGAGTGGTTTCTCAAAGAACCAACCGTACAGGCAGAAGAACGAGCTAACGAGAAAGACCAAGTGCTTTCAAATGCACCACAACTACGTGACACGATCGCACGTTTAAACAAGTCTGCTGATTTCTATGAGTCGGTTAATGCTATTGATGATTCCGTTTTGACCAAACCAGAGGAGTTTATGCACGTTGTCGCCGCCAATAAGTTAGCCGCCGATATTTTGCGTAAAGAAGCCGTCAGGCTTTCCAGTGTTGTAGAGGAGTTCACCGAAGACTGAGGTTGATTGCGTGGTGGTGATTCGCCTCGGAGTCATCACCACGGAGTTCATCTCAAGCTCTCGCATCGGCAGCGAATAAGCCGTAAAACAAGGAGAAACACATGCCAACAGAGGACGGCACACCAGTCGTAAACACAGTCGCTGAGACACAGGTAGCAGCGCCAACCGAATCGACACCGGTAGAAACCAAAGCACCTGTACTAGACGAAGATGGTATCGACATCAGCTTTGCCCAGGACGACGGTTCAGACAAAGACAGTGACGAACCAACAGAGTCAAAAACCGAGGAGACACAGCAGGAGGAAGTTGAAACTGAATCCGTAGACACTCCAGAGGAAAAAGTCAGTAAAGGTGAGGTCCGTAAAGACCAACTCAATACTGAAATACGGGATCTTGTCGCCGAACGGAATAGAATCCGGCAAGAAGTCGAGCAATTAAACGCACAGTTCTATAAACCTGCATCTGTAGATGAATTGACTGAACAGGTCAACCCAGAGACAGGCGAATACTACAACCGTGTTGAAGCCAAACTTGAGGCGCTTGAACAAGCACAGCAAGTGGAACGCTATAACAACCAAGTCGCTGAAGCACGCCTAGCTATCTCTAGTGAGACAGCCAGAGCAATTCAAGACTTTCCAATGTTTAACGCTCAAAGCCCTGAATATAACCCGCAAGTGGCGGCAGATGTAGACCAAATCTTGGAAGAAAATCTCATCATTGATAAGAATACTGGCCAATGGATTGGATCGAACATATCGCCGTATAAATTACTAAAAACTGTAGCCAACGCCTATAACTCCAGCGCCGTTAAAACAGCAGCAAACGGACAGCGAGCAGTTGAGAAGATGCAAGCGCAAGCCGACATCCCATCGAGTGCCCCAGTAAAAACAACACAAAAAGATGACGCAAAACTCGACGCTGAAGCCTATGCAAAAAAGCATGGTCTCAAAGAGTTCCGCTACTAGGCTACTCAACTCCATAAGGAATAAACTAACATGGCAGCAAATACAACTAGCACGCTGACACAAGAAGCTCAGACTTACTACGAGAAGAAATTCTTGGCTCGTGCTGAATACGAATACATCTTTGACCAAGGCGCACAAATGCGTACACAGCCAAAGAACGGTGGTGACACAATCAAATTCACCCGTCACACCCCACTAGCAACTGTAACGACTGCTTTGGCTCAGGGTACTAACCCAAGCGAAGTCGCTCTTACAGCAACTAACGTCACAGCACAGCTTGCTGAGTACGGTAACACTGTTAAAATCTCACGATTCTTGACATTGAACGGTATTGACGTAGAAAACAAAGAAAAAATTGAAGTCGTTGGCCAAAACATGGGCGAGACAATGGACGAATTGGTTCGTAACGAACTATTCACCGGTGCAACTGTTCAGTTCCAAGCTGCAAAAACTGCTCTTTCAGCTCTGTCTGCATCAGACGTTTTGAAAGTTAAGGACTTGCAATTGGCTGTTCGTACGCTCAAAAGGAACAAAGCACGCCGCTACCAAACTGCGGTTGCTCCTTGGCTCGGTAAAGTCTCTCCTGACTCTAGCTACGACCTACAGCAAGATTCTACATTCATCAACATCGACAGCTACCAAAACGGCAGCATGATCTATCGTGGTGAACTTGGTAAAATCTCTGGCGTTCGCTTGATGGAATCACCTAACCCTAAGCACGAAACCGCTACTGGTACAGAAGTTTACTCAAACTTTGTCCACGGTGATGAAGCTTTCGGTGCGATTGACCTAGAGGGCGACAAACCACAACTGTACATCATCCCACACACGAAAGTTGACTCTGGCAATCCTGCTGGACGATTCAGCACTGTCGCTTGGGCTGCCTCAACAGTGAACAAAACATTGAACGCTAACTGGTTAGTAAATGTTAAGGTCGGTATAACAGCGTAATCTGTTAATTCCGACAAAAATGCTGTATAATCGAATTAGTAAACAAAACGATGAACTAAGGAGATTATATGGCATCAGGTACACAAAATGGAAACTGGAAGGGTGAAGAAGCGACATACTCAGCCAAACATACATGGATGAGGACAAACTTCGGAACCCCCAGTTTCTGCGAACACTGCAAAACAACCGAAAACCGTAGGTATCACTGGGCGAACATCAGCGGTGAATACCAGCGAGAGCGTTCAGACTGGTTGCGCCTATGCGTCCCCTGTCATAAACGCAACGACATCAAAGCACTCGGTGGCAAAATCCGAGCAAGAGCCAAAAAAGTTCAGCCGAGCAAAATCTGCGCCGAGTGCCATGTCGAATTCTTTAAAAACCCCAAGCTCACAAAGGCATTATGGGAATCAGCCCGTTTCTGTAGCAAATCCTGCTCCGCCAAAGTTACCGGACGGAAATTAAAAGGCACGACACAATCAGACGAAACGAAAGCGTTGAAAACCCAAAAGCTCAAAGAACGCTGGGCGACTGACACCGAATGGCGTGAAAGCACTACGCAACGCATGATGGGCAACCAATACGCCCGCAAACCTAACTAACGAGGAATCGAGGACATCATTATGGACGACGATCTACGCAAGAAAATAAACGAACATTACCAACTGGGGCAAGGCTCAATCCAAGACATTGCACGGGTTTACCGACTCGATGTCGCTGATGTATTGGAAGTCATTGGGCAAACCGAGTTGCTTGAGGTTGAAAGTGTTGGTGACATGGTAGACGCAAAGGAACTAGAACCAGGTACGCCAATCATCCACTCGAAAGTACACAGGGCTAACTTTACGACAAATTAGTATGGACAGTTCGCGCGAGGTAGATATAAACCGTCTGCGAAAAGCCCTGAACGACCCGAAACGGTCTCTGGGACGCAAACGGATGGCACACAAAGCCATGAAGAACATAGTCAAACAGATGAAAGACCGGAAGCTCACAAACATGCGCTACCGGCTGATTAAGGCGGCTCGTGCCCACGACCTACATACGGAGTGGAAGCTTGCCAATCTGATTCGAGATTATCTAAAGCAAGAGAGGTACGAGGAATGAGGATACTTGCAATCCACAATATTGGTCTAGAGGATAATTCCAAGGAATCAGCCGTTCAAATCTGGCGTATCTGGCGACCCCTAGAAGAACTCAAAAAGCATGTTGATTGGACGATTGACTACCAACGATCGTTTATCAAGGACATCGACAAGTACAAGAACGTTGAGGAGTTCACCGACGAGGAAGTGGAAGCTGCCGGTAAGAACTTGGGCAGTTACGACGTTGTATTCCACAGTTATCATGCTGATGCCGCCGCTGATGCCCTCATGGAAGCTGTTGCAGCACGATACGGAACAAAGTTTATCCTCGATGATGATGACAATACCTTTGCGATAGATCCTGACAATCCATTCTGGCTGACGATGACCGACGACCATGCCTTTACGATGCAACAGATATGTCGCTATTCAAAGCATATTGTCACAACCACCGAAAACCTCAAAGACCACTTTGCAAAGCGCAGCCTTGTTGATGCCGACATCACGGTCATTCCCAACTACATGAGTGAATCATACAAAGACTATACGCCAGACAACGGCGATAAGATTGTGATTGGCTATTTTGGTGGGTCGTCACACTACCGAGACCTACACGAATCAGGCGTACTACCAGCTATCCAGCGAATCATGCACGAGAATAAGAACGTTTATTTCAAATGTGTCAGTATGCCGGTTGATTTTTACCTACCTCGCAAGCGCACAATCGTCACAGACGGGGCGTATGGTCGCCAATGGGTAACAGACCTATTCCCTACCCTGAACTTTGATATTTCGATTGCACCCCTATTGCAGACGATATTCGCCGACGGTAAAAGCAATATTAAATGGCTTGAAAGTAGTCGGATGGGTGCAGCTTTTGTAGCGAGTAACGTCGGTCCGTACAAAGAAATTCCTGCCGGATGTGCATCTTTAGTTGAGAATACCGAGGATGATTGGTACAAAGCCCTCAAAGAACTCGTCGACAATGAACAGAAGCGTCAAGCATTGGTTAAGGCTGCAAAGGCTGATATTAAAGCTCATTGGATGCTCGAAGATAATTGGCAAAAGTATAAACAACTATTCGAGGAGGTTGTAAAGAAATGAAAGTATTGATTACTGGTGGTGCTGGGTTTATCGGTCGCTGGTTCTCGCCACTACATTCACATCGATGATATTGCCGAAGCTATCGAGTTTGTGATGAAACACGGACAGTTACAAGAGAAGTATAATATCGTCGGTAAAGAGGAAACATCTAATCTCGAAGCTGCAAAAATCATTGCCGATAAGTTGGGCAAGCCACTCAAGTACAAAATGGTTGATTTCCATAGTTCACGTCCTGGACACGATCTACGCTATGCACTGGACGGACAGAAACTTGCTGACATGGGATGGGAACCAAAACTCTCTTTCACCGAGGGCATCGACGCAATTATCAACTAACTTATGCTATAATAATAGTAAGACACCTGCATAGTCCAGCGAAAAAGTTACCGCCGACTTGACCGTAAAAGAACGGCAGTTTGCAAGGACTATAGCACTCTATACTGAGGATTACCAAAAGAGTACGGAATCCGACCAAGGCAAAAAGTTACGCCAGACGTTACGTAAGCTATCAAATTTAGCTTTTTAACAATTAGAGAAATGTGATGATTAGGCTACTGATTTGGATCATAATCCGACTCAGGAGGCTCAAATCCGGTCACTTTCATACTATAGGTTTTGCCCGAAGTAGAAGTACAGACGGTCATAATATTTAGTTCACGTGTAAAGCAATCGTTGAATTTTGCCCAGCCACCATTTGGCCAATCAAATGATTCTATCTGATACTTTGTATCCAAAGCGAATAGATATTGTTGAGTCTTAATCTGTGTAACAGTACCTGTTAATTCATAATTTTTGGCATCACTACTATCAGGGAATACATTGACTACAGCATTGCTATCAGTCTGTTTTCCGGCCATAACACAGATGATGAGAAACCAGATAATCGCTATCCAGCCAATACCGCCTAATATTTTTTCCATTTTTGTCATAGTAACACTATACGACAATGTGTATTACTTGACAAATAGCTTAAATATTGCTACGCTGACACTATGACAGCGCGGATAAAACCAATCGCAATCACAGTCGTCGTTCTCGTAACGGCGGTATTCGCGTATTTGCTTATCAACGGACTGCAACACACGCCAGAAACCTCCCCTAGCCCGTCTGTATCGACTCAGGTAAAACCTGCCACGGTCAGTGAATTACTGAAGCTAGTGAACGAGGAACGAGCGAAAGTCGGCGTTGCCCCACTGGTACTTGACGAGCGATTGAACCAATCCGCCCAGCGAAAAGTAGACGACATGGTGAAGTATGATTACAACGCACACGTAAGCCCACACGACGGCAAGCATGGGTATGAATATATCAATGATACGGGTATTTACTGTAAAACTGATTCTGAAAACTATTCTTATATGCCATTCGGTATTCTTGACGCAAAAAGTGCAGTAGTTGGATGGATGAATAGCAAAGCACACCATGATGCCATGCTTGACCCAAAATACACACTGACAGGATTTGGTGTTTCAGACGGAAAAGCCGTCGAACACTTCTGCGAACAGTAGCCTAGCCATCACATTTCTCTTACTTCTCAAAGGAGAGAATAATGACATTCTTAGGCGATGCAGTCGACTGGCTCGGCACAGCAGTAAATGCACCAGAACTCGGTATATCTGAGTTATTTAACGGTGGTAAAGCAACAGCAAAGACCGGAACAAAACAATACTCTGGTGTCGTGTTAAAAAATGGGCAGCCATCATCAAACCTTTCTGCCTATAACAGCGCAATTGTTGATAAATACGGCAATCTTAGTAATGGTATCAATCCATCGAACACACCTTTAAATGGCTCAGTTAGCGGAAATGACTCAAATGCAAACGGTAATGGTATCACCTCAATCTACGACGGCAACAGTTTTGCAGCTCAAAACGCCGGTGTCATCAATCAGCTTGCGCAAGGTGCCGGAGTTCTTCAAAACTCTCTCAACCGCCTACCTGGTCAGCTCGACATTGCAAAAGGCAACATCAACACACAGTTTGGTCAGAAGAATAACGAACTTGATTCAACATTCAACCAAAACCAAAACAGCTACAATAACCAATCAACACAAAACCAACAAACACTTCGCACTAACAAAAACGCCATCAATGACCAATCTTCAAGCGGTCTCCGTGGTCTCCAACGCCTCCTCGGTGCCTATGGTGCTGTCGGTTCAGACCTTGGTGTTGCTGGTCAAGCAGTTGCGAACCGTGCCACTCAGCAAAACGCTGGTGCTGGACAGACATTCGCAGGCAACCAGTCATCTCTTGATACGAACTTTGGCAACTTCAAGAATCAACTGGATAACGAACGCAAGAAACTTGCTGACTGGCGTGATTCTCAGCTTAACAACACTGATCAACAGTCCCTTACGACTCGCCAAGACCTCTTGAGCAAACTGGCTGATATTCAGGGTCAAATTGCTGCTGCACGTGGCGGTTCATACGCTTCGAGCGCACAGCCATTCCTCGACCAAGCTAATGCCCTTTCTGGTCAGATTGATAACCTTGGACGATTGAACCCAACCTACGACGGTACAACGCCTGTCTACAACGCTCCAACACTTAGTAGCTACAACGTTGCGAACCCTGCAAGCTTTGGCTTTGGCGGTAACGGCACTGCAGCGAGTAGCGGCACACCATTCTTAAACTTGCTACTTGGTAAAAACGACAAGACAAAACAACCAGTAGTTGGTTAGGAGGTTGCATGGCAGATTTGCTCAGCTGGTTCGGACACCGAATCAAGGACGCTGAAAATGGTATTGGTGGCTTCGTCAATGGAGCTGCCAGTACCGTCAATGATGCAGTAAATAACGTCTCTCGGGCTGTTAATCAGCCCCAGCAACGTCCACAAGTACGTCCACCACAAGTTGGTGTGAATGCACCACGACCAACGCCAACATTCCGACCACCGGCACCAAATGTTGCCAATCGTCCTCAAGGATTTAACCCTGTTGCCCCATTAGCAGGTGTCGGTAAAAACATCGGTGACTTTGCGAACGGTTTTGGTCATACCGTTGGAGATGTCGGCAATACTGTCGGTCACGCCGTTAATGATTTCGTTGTGAAGCCTGTCGTTGATAGTGCGAACACTGTTGGTAATGCCTATGCATCAGGTATCAACTACCTTGGCGGTGAATTAAACGGTTCACATGCTGCACAGCAACAGCAGATTATGGACGCAACACGACAAGCAGCTCAGAACAAAATAAAAGCTGTAACGGCACCAAGCCAGTATGTTGCCGCCCCATCAACCGTCAATCAACAGCAGTTATTACGCCAATCACAAGCTCAAGAAAATATTGCGAATACCTTGAAACAACAGCAGGCGCAGCAAATCGCTGATGTACGTGCGAATAACGATCCAGTAAAGGTCGGTGCCGCAAGTGTGAGTCTCTTAAGTACTGTTGCGGCACCAGGCATGTCAAAAATAGCCGAACCAATTGCTGCCTTTACTCGTCCAGCCCTCGGTAATGTTGGTAGTCGAATTGTTGGTAATGCAATCTCTCAAGCTCCAGTAGGGGCTGTTTTAGGTGCATCTGGTCAGGTACAGCAAACAGGTAGCCAAACGACTCTCCCAGAACTGATAAACGCTGCCGGTATGGGTGCATTAGGCGGTGCTGT